TTATAGCGATATGACCGGCTTACCAAAGCATTATCTTGCTGGCCATGATGTAGAAGTGTTTTTTGGTGAAACCAAACGCTGGGGAGCTGATGAGTCAGTTAAGCGTTTACTGGAAATTGCGAAGAATGCGCCGTTTGTTTCTGAAACTAATATTGCTGCGTGTTGTGGAAACTGTGTGATTGGTTAGAGCTGAAAGGCTCATTTTTTTTGCCTGTCTTGTTGGACGTAGCATGACAAAGGGGTATTTATGGCGGCACTTAAAGAGCCTGTAAAAATCTTTATAGTTCAGTCTCTTGCTTGCTTTGAAACACCTCAACAGGTAGCTGATGCTGTCCAACAAAGATTTGGTATAGAGATTGACCGTAGACAATGTGAGGGTTATGACCCTACAAAGTTTTCAGGCAGAAACCTAAGCAAGAAATTGACAGAGCTATTTCATCAAACTCGTCACGATTTTCGAGAAAATATCGAAGATATAGCAATTGCTAATAAAGCATTTCGTTTAAGGGAACTTCAAAAGATGTATGAGGATTCTGGACGGAATAAGCGCGTAAAGCAGAACCTGTTAAAGCAAGCATTTCAAGAGACTGATGGCCGTGTGACTAAACAGGAAATCACCGGTAAAGACGGCGGTCCGATCCAGCAAGAAACCAAATCAACACATCAATTCACCCCAGATGAGCTCGCTGGACTGTCTGCTCAGGAGCTTTCGCGTTTAGCAATTAATGGCAAGTTATGACTTATGCAATTGAAGATATAGCACCACTTATTAAAGAGTGGACGATCAATACACGTTTGCCTGATGTTGTTGAGGAAATGACACGTCGTTATTACTACCGGCTATTGATAGAGCAGAATGAATTAAGTATCCAGGCTGAAATCTATAAATGCAAAAACGATCCGGCACACTGGTTCAACCATTGGGTATGGACTTATGATCCACGAGGTATGCCTTTTGGCCTGCCAGCAAATATTCCTTTTGCTTTGCGTCCCGGTCAGGTTGAACTTGTAGATTGGTTAATTGAACGTGAAAGTACTCAGACACATGGCTTGATTGAAAAAAGCCGTGATGAAGGTATGAGCTATGTTGTATTGGGCTTTTACTTACACCGGTGGTTATTTGTAGAAGGCTTTGCGGGTGGTGTGGGGAGCCGAAAAGAGGATCTGGTGGACAAGAAGGGTGACCCAAAAACACTGCTTCATAAATTCAGGGATATGTATTCCAAGCTGCCAGCCTGGATGAAGCCCAAGGGCTTTATTGAAAAAGTGCATGACAATTACATGCGGATCATTAATCCAGACAACGGTGCAACGGTTACCGGTGAAGCAGGGGATAATATTGGCCGTGGTGGACGGACCACAATGTACTTTCTGGATGAGTGGGCATTTGTAGAACGTCAGGAAGCTGTAGATGCGGCAATATCACAAAACACCAATGTCCATATTAAAGGATCAACACCGAATGGTATTGGTGACAAGTTTCACCAGGATCGTTTCAGTGGCCGTTACGCCGTTTTCACTATGGCTTGGCGTGATAATCCGGATAAAAACTGGCAGGTCGAATTTAATGGCAAGCTGATTTACCCGTGGTATGAAAAACAACTGGCCACACTGGATGATATTGTTTTGGCCCAAGAAGTTGATATTGATTACGCTGCTTCAGTAGAAGGGGTATTGATACCATCTGCATGGGTGCAGGCTGCTGTTGATGCTCACATAAAGCTCGGTATAGACCCTTCTGGTGAGCGTAATGGTGCACTGGATGTAGCAGATCAAGGCAAGGATAAAAACTCATTTGCTGCCCGTCACGGTATTGTTCTGCAGTACTTAGATACCTGGTCTGGTGTTGGTGATGACATTTTTGGTAGCACTCAAAAAGCCATAGATGCATGCCAAGATTTAAAACTGAATATGTTTTTCTATGATGCGGATGGTCTGGGTGCTGGTGTGCGTGGTGATGCACGTGTCATTAATGAGCTGAATAAAGCTAAAGGCATTCCAGAAATCGAAGCTAATCCGTTTCGGGGATCAGGGGCAGTACACAATCCGGAACATGAAATGGTTGAGGCACGTAAAAACGTAGACTTCTTTGCCAATCTTAAAGCCCAGATGTGGTGGTCATTGCGTCTTAGGTTTCAGAATACTTATCGAGCCTTGCAGGGAATGCAGTATGACCCCGATAGTCTTATTTCACTGTCAACCAAAGACATAAACAAGCAAGAGCTTGAACAACTTAAACGAGAACTGTCACAGCCTACTTATAGCAAGAATGGTGCTGGCAAGATTTTAGTGAATAAACAACCCGATGGTGCACTATCTCCGAACCGCGCTGACAGTGTCATGATTTGCTTTAGTGACATAAGGCCGCCTGCCCGATTAATACCAGGTGGAGGTGGTACACGCAGATTCTAAACAAGGTTTTTAATATGGCAAAATCCAAAAACAAACAGAAAGAGACAAAGCCAAAATCAGCAGGCTTAATGACCAGTGTAGCGGTAGAGAATCTTGCTTTTGCTATGGGCCGTGCCGCTGATGTTGATGAAGTATTGCGTCAAGCTGGACTTTCTCGGCAACGTCTTTCGGTCTTAATGACGGATGATGAAATATCACAGGCAATGGAAACCCGGCTTGATGCAGTTTTAAATGCGCCGTGGCGATTCGTAGAAGATCATGGTGAACAAACTATTTTTTTAAAAGAGCTTTTCACCAAATGGCATTTTGAAATTGTATCGGGTGCATGGGAAGCGTGTCCCTACGGTTACTCAGTTTTGGAGGCTAACTATAAGATTGATGAGAATAGCCGGTTTACTCTTGCCGAGATTATGGTCAAGCCACTGGAATGGTTTGAGCCTAAAAATAATGGTGAACTGATCTTCCGTAAGCCCCAGTCAAGTGCTGAAGTAAATGTATTTAAAACCTATCCGCTCAAGTTCTTTCTGACACGGCGTAAACCATCTTATAAGCAGCCGTATGGGGAAGCCTTACTCACCAAGCTATATTGGATCTGGTACTTCAAAACTAGCTCCACTAAATTCTGGGTGAAGTTCCTGGAACGATTTGGTTCGCCGTTATTAATCGGTAAGGTGGGTGGTCAAAATCGTAAGCAGCAAGATATTGATGCGATGACCGCTGCTTTACTGAATGCTCATGCACAATCGATATTATCAATTCCTGCAGAAGATGAAGTGACTACAGTGGGCACTAACTTCTCTGGTGCAGGTGCTTCTGCATTTGAAGCTTTTGATAAAGTCATGGTCCGACGTGTCCAGAAAGTTGTTCTTGGTCAAACAATGACATCTGAGAATGACGGAGGTGGCAGTAAGGCGCTTGGAGTGGTGCACAATGAAGTCCGGATGGATAAACGTAATTCTGACTTACGCATGATTTCACCGACAGTCCAGGAACTGATTGATGCTCTTTGTATCCTCAATGGATTTGATAAGCATACGATCATTCTAGGTGGTGAACAGGACCTCAATGTCAAAGTGGTCGAGCGGGACTTGAAGCTTAAGGATCTGGGTGTGCAGTTTAATGACAA